AGATGCTGCCCGCCGTAACATTGAGAAAGCCCTTGAAAAGCGGTGGCCAGGACGAAAGTATACCGGACGGATCGCCAAGAGAAGGAAGATCAAGTGACCGACCTCTTCTTCAGAGTGGCCCCGAGAGACGGAGTGAGAGAAGCCATTGCTATTGCCTGCTTCAGGAGATGGAAAAGCGACCCTCTGGTTAATCTTAGGTTGATCGGTGCCAGCGAGATAGCGCTACACAAGGTGTTCCAGCCCATAGAGATCAGTTTGCCAGAAGAGAACTTCCACTTCGCCAGCAGACAGTGGGCGGACGATCACGCGGAGACAGAACCCTACTTTTTAGTTGACGACGACGAGATGCCACTGGGAGCGGATTGGGTCGAACATGCGGTCAATCTGTGGAGACTGTACAACTCCGACCGGAAGTACGTGATGATGGTCGGCAGGCCCATGCTCACAGTGGAAGATGTGGCGAGACACCACGAGAGGCTACGCAATTCCAGGCAAGAAGTAGAGGAAATGTCGTATTGGTGGGGATGCCCCTATATGAGTTACCAGGGAGCAGTGCCTTACGGGACGATGAACGGGAGAGCGGATCAGCAGGACCCTACTGTGGAAGCGTGGGCTAAAGCGAATGGCAAGAAACAAGCCCTTTGTATGAGACTGTATTACAACCATTTTGGACTGAGTTTCTCACAAGTTCAGCCGTCACTATACGGAAGGTTTTAATGCGGCCTCTGTATACCATCGCCATTCCGGTGTTCAATCATCTCCATTTGACTAAGAAATGCCTGGAGAGTCTGAAGATCAGCAAAGGGATTGGTAGAGCAGAGATCATTGTGGTGAACGACGCCAGTACGGACGAGAACGCCACCGCTGATTATCTGAACACTGCCGGGGTTGGCGTAATTACCCTGGAACAGAACTCCGGCCTGGGGAGGTGTCTCGATAAAGCGCTGGAATTTGCCCATGCACCGTACTTCGTCACGTTGAACAACGATGTGGAGATCCTGTGCCCCGACTGGCTGGAGATGATGCGGGAACAATTTGTGAACGATCCCAAGATGGCTTTGGTGGGAATACAGGCGGCGGATGTGTGCGGGAGCATTGATGCGAACGGGCGTGGTTACCAAGGCGCTTCGTTTGAGTATGTGGAAGGCGCGGTGATGATGGGACGAACATCGCTGCTCAGACGAATTGAAGGAGGGCTGTTCGATCCTGAATACAGATTCGCCTACTTTGAGGACAACGACCTGAGCCTGAGAGTAAGGAAGATGGGGTACCACATAGGGAAAGTGCCTGCGGCTGTCCGACACAAGCGCTGCGGGACGATGGGAACGGTGATCCAGCAAGGAGTGGATGTGGATGGGTTCCACCGGATCAACGAGGAGACTTATAAGAAGCGGTGGGGAAGGTACATCAAGTGCCGTAACTTCACAGAGAGCTGGGGGATTCAAAGGAGCGGTGCAAACGGTGACGTGCTGTTCCTGACTCCTATCCTACGGGAGATCAAGAAACAAAACGCAGAAGCAATCGTCTCCGTATACACCAATTGCAGAGAAGTGCTGGCAGATAATCCCGACTGCTACGCTCCCCTGACTCCCATCGGACCACCGGACGCTTACGATCACTGGATTAACCTCGATGGAGCTTACGAATCCCGAACGGGAATGCACATTATAGAAGCCTACCAAGAAGTGAGCGGAGTATCGACGGACGACTGGAGATTGCACTTGTATCCCGGCGAGGAAGCTAGAAAATGGGTCAAGGAAACCGTTTGGAAGGAACCATACGCGGTCATTCACCCACACATTGGACAACCGTGGATGGGAAGGAATCCCAATACCAAATTCATGTGGAGAGTGGCCACTTGGCTTAAGGAAAGAGGATGGAAGGTAGTGCTGTTAGGAACCGCGTACACTCCAGGGATACCCTGCGATCTCAATTTGCAGGGAAAGACCACGTTACGGCAAGCGGCTTCTTTGGTGGAGGGAGCGGGACTATTTTTCGGAGTGGACAGCGCCCTGATGAACTTTGCACAGGCTAGTTTGATCCCCACTGTAGGGATATTCGGGGCCATGAACTATAAGAATATACTCCTGCCGTTCCCGTTCGTGAAAGCGTTGACAGCCAAACCAATGGAATGCGGGTGTCTGGGATGCCACACTGTTTATGCCGAGAGACCCAAGGGGAGCCCTGGCAGATGCATCCGAGAACGGGGCGACGTGTGCATGGACAGACTGAGAGAAGAAGACGCGGTCAAAGCGATTGAACAGGTGCTCGGTGCCAAGGAGTTGTACAAAGAGACGAGCAAGATCAGAGCGAGAGTCCTGCCGTTCTGTCAGGGGAAAGGGATTGATATTGGCTGCGGGAGAGACCCACTGACCGACGACTGTGTGGCTTACGACGATGACCCATGGCCGGAAGTCACTATGCGAGGGGATGCCAGAAGGATTCCGATTAGCGATGGGACGTTCGACTGGGTCTATTCCAGTCATTGCATCGAGGACTTGGACGACACCGAAGCAGTGCTCAAAGAATGGGTGAGGATACTGAAGAAGGGTGGCAAGCTAATCGTAGTAACACCATGTCCAGACCTTTTTACTGGGTTCAACAAAGAACATGTTTGGCCGGGGTTCACACCAGATGAGTTGTCACAATTTGTGCGGAACGCTGGATGTATGCCAGAAATCAGTGACGTGTGGGCCGACTATTCTACGGTTGTAGTGGCGAGGAAACTGTGAAACAGCAACCGGATATGACTTGGGCTCTACCGATTTTCGTTCTATTTGCTATAGGAATATGTCTAATCGTTGCTCAGGGCATAATCACTATCTACTGTATTACCAAGAGAGAACACGGAAAAAGAGCATCTAAATTGCTGGAATTTTGGGCTGGATATGACAAGGAGCAAAGAGAATCGTGAACTCTTGCCGAAGCTGCGGGAGCCCGACTGAACACGTTTTATCACTCGGGGAGATGCCGCTGGCTAACCATCTGCTCGCCTATCCCAGCGAGAGCTATAAGAAGTATCCGCTGGACCTGATGTTCTGCCCTAGTTGCAAGTTAGGGCAACTAAGAGATCAGGTCGATCCCGGACTAATGTTTGAGGAATATGTCTACTACTCTAGCGTCAATGGACCGACCGTAGAAAGCGCCAAAGCACTAGTCACTAACCCTTCTATTACCCAAGTGTTCCTAAATAAGATCCCGGACACCGCAGACGGGAACATTCTCGTCGCGGAGATCGGATCAAACGACGGTTATCTGTTGCAACACTACGCAAAGTATTCGATACCTGTGTTGGGGGTTGATCCGGCCAAGGGACCGGCCAATGCAGCGGCACTCAAGGGAATACCCACAGTGCAGGACTACTTCACACTCAAACTGGCTCGCACTCTACCGAAAGCCGATGTGATTTATGCCCATAACGTGCTGGCTCATGTGCAGGACTTAAACGACTTCGTGGCTGGGATAGCGGAGATGCTAAAACCGGACGGGGTAGTAGTGATTGAGGTTCCCTATCTGGGAGATATGCTGGACAAAGGAACTTGGGACCTTTGTTACCATGAGCACAATTACTACTTCTCCGTCCACGCTGCATTCATCCTATTTGCCAGACACAACCTATTTCTCAATAAGGTTGAGAGGATTCCATCCCACGGCGGGTCGCTGAGAATGTTCCTCGGTAACAGTGAATTTAGAGGATTCACCTGTGTCGAAGAACAGTTCGACTTCGATAGGTTGCGAGATGAGATAGTTCAGCAGACCAATGCTCTATTCGATTTTATAAGAGATACAAGAGTGCAAGTCTGGGGTTTCGGCGCGGCGGCCAAAGCAACTGCGATGCTGTATTACTGCGGAATTTGTGATGACCTTATACCTAAAATAGCCGATTCCACTCCAGCCAAAATCGGTAAGTTTATACCAGGAACTGGTGTTCGCATTGTTCATACAGACGAATGGTTACAGGAACAGCCGAAGTACACCTGCATATTCGCTTGGAACTACGAAGAGGAGATCAGAAAGAAATACCAAGGGGGGTACAAAGGGACTTTCTTCACTCCCTATAAGCTGCCGCAATGATCGACCTAATCGCAGTCGAAGAGGCTTACCAGAAAATTTGCTACGGGTATTCGGAGCCGGATGAGATGAGATTGAACGTACAGACTGCCAGTGAGATGCACGTTCAGGCCAATTCCAAGTTTAATAATGCCACAGTGATTGTGGACCGGAACCTACTGGATGGCGAGATCGTATTAGTGAATAACAAGATCAAAGAGAACCCGCCGTACCCATTGGAAGAGAAGCACTGGATGTCCCGAGTGACGATATGAGGTACGGTGTGAGGAAGGTCCAGATGGACTGGAAACCGATTACCGAGTGGCTGGATGACAAATATCGATTCCTGATGCTCGGTGCCATGGCCATCGAACTCATCCTGTTAAGCTGGATCGCGTGGAAAGCGTGAGGAGCCAAGAGATGCCGGAAGACCGTGGAGTAGTGGTTACTCTGTGGAAGTTCTCGTGGAGAGAACGGTTGCAACTGGCGCTGGCCGGTAGACTGTACCTAACCGTGGCCACGTTAAATCAGCCGCTGCAACCAGTCCAGATAACCTTAGATAAGCCGAAGCTCCAATGAGCCAATGCTGGGTGGATGGAGATGGTAAATCCTCTAGGGCGCACAAAGACCATCGGGGAACTTATGACGGACGCGAACAGGATTTCTGCTCGCGCTGCGGTAGACCAATTGGACTGCTCAATGGATTCTATAGAACGGGCCAGAAAGTCGCTGCGACTGTACCAAAAGCATCTGGAAAGGACTAACGAAATGAGCCTATTTGACAGAGCCCAAAAGAAGCGGAAAGAAGCCGACCGAGTGGTAGATCTAGCAGTAGAAGAGAACTTCAAAACATCGCCTCCACAGCAGCCAGTCGAAATAACGATGGTTGAGAAGTTACGCCGCAGACGCCAGGACAAGGTTCAGTTGGCCAACCAACTGGACGAGGACATCATGGCACTGGATCACGAGATTACGTGGTTGGAACGTCACCCCGGCAGTGAGTACGTTATAAAAGAGTTCGTTCGCCGACATGAAGAAGAGGTCGAGAAGGCAAAGTTAGATCGGCCCACCCCTCCACGGTACTAACTCGCCCGCTTCGCGGTCAGTACCTCCTCCCCCGAAGCTGACTCCTGCCCCTACTGTTGACCAGCCGACTTGACAAGCTATGCTAGACTGGACGGGTAGGCGGGCGGGAATAGATATCAATACACTGGCCGGAACCACTGACCCACCGTACCAATAACCAAGCGGCTTACTAGTAGAACATATCCAGACACCCGGTGGGTGTCGCGCTCCCTCGCTACTTCCCTCGCTTTGGTTCCGGCCATGGCTTGACAATCGGACAAAGGGTCCCCCGAATCGCCGGAGCAATCGCCAACCGAATGCCAACTAATCGGCCAGTGCATCGGCCATTGTATCGCGTCACGATCTATCGTTCCCTCGACCAGTGCACTGACACTTGAGTAACCTTTCGCGAAGCGAACAGGTTACTACATAGGAACACGTCAACATTTAGACGGTCATCTAAATGCAGTACCATTGAGTTAAGGTTACACTTTGGTTAAGCATTTAGATACTTGTTTGAATGTCTAAACGACTTTCTAATCTCCGGCCAGACAATTGCAATCCGTTTGCGTCGCTGTAAGTCCAATAGATCGCGTCACGGTACTAGAACTTTAGTATCAATTTGCGAATAGTACTCTGATTCCGCTTGACAGGAATATATGATTATGATTACTATGATCACGTTCGATAGCAGTGCAAACCAAACGAAGGAGTCAAACGAAATGGACAAGGCACGCTACCTTTACAGCGTATTAGCAAGCGCAATTCAGGCTCGCAAAACTTGTCAAGAGAGACAGAATGGCGAATGGTTCGCTACGTGGACCGCGCAAGTAAACAATCTGGTCAAAGAACTGATGCCAAGTGGCAGCGGTATCGACTGCGGGACAAAGATTGATCTCGATGCGTCGCACGCGAAGAAATTAGTGTTCTACGCTCCGTTCCATCATATGAACGAGAATGGTTACTACGATGGTTGGACAGAACACACTATAACAGTGACGCCATCGTTCACAGGGATAAACCTAAGAATATCGGGACGCAATCGGAACGAGATCAAAGAGTATCTGTACGAAACATTCGATTGCGCCCTGTCTCAAGAGATTACCGACGAACAGATTTTAGACTCACGGAAGTAGCTATTGCTCGAACGGATTCCTAAACGGGAGTCCGTTCCTTGGAGTAGCTAACCAAAATGAAAACGAAGCCAAAGGCCAAAGAGATACAGTGCAGATGCGGATATATTTGGACTCCCAGAGTACCGGAGCCGAAAGAGTGTCCTCGATGCAAACGAAGGTTAGACAGAGCGGGAGCGTAGTAGCAAGCGTAGCGCCGGACGCATAATCGGCGAAGCAATCGGGAGAGGGAGCGATGGGATACAGTTGCACAAAGGATGCGGCAGACACACTCGCGGTAATCGGGAAGATGTTCGCTACAGACGGCAATCCGAACGTGCTCACGATCAGAGGCAAGCACTACTTCTTTGAACGCGGCAGAGAGAACGAAGACGGTAGTATCACTGGAAAGCTCATGGAGATGCTACCGGGAGATTTCTGCCAAGAAGTAGGCAAGGTCAAAATCAACGCGGATGGCAGCGTGTTTAGGTTCGCCCGGTTAAAAGTGGAAGAGATGTGCGAAGCGATGGACACCGCAAGGGACATGCAAGCTAGAAACCCGCAGCTACTTCGGCAGTGGGGGTACGGAACGATCTAGAGCGGGAGTGCCTCGCGTCGCATCCCTTCGCTGAGGGGATGCGGCGAGGGAACATTCCCTCTAAATTAAAATCGGGAGGAAAGTGAGATGAGACACATACACCATAGCAGTGAGATACCGCATCTCTGGATACACCAATCACAAGACAGTGCCAAGAATAGCAGTGGTAACCTGTACTTCGACGCGACCACGATCTATTCCTATGGGAGTCACTTTCCCATTGCGGACATAGTGACGCGCAAAGGTGAACGCGCAGTGATGTTCACTACGCGAACCTACAGTGTTACTACAGCAAAACATCTTTCACACGTACACGGAGCGATACCCGCTGGAGTACAAGTGTTCAATGTCCCGGAGATATTCGCCCATAACTACGCCGCGAAGGACAAGCACAAAGCGAATCTCGAAAGCTACAGACACCGGATCAATGAGTTTGCCCTAAAGAGCGTCAGGGCCCGGAGTGCCTATAACAAAGAGTGGAAGCACCAAGAGGCTATAGCACTCGCGGCAGAGGCCAATCTGTATGCCAAGTTCTTCGGACTCAGATTCAAGCCGCCTACCGTTCCCGCACTCGATGGAAACCTGATTCAAAAACTGAAAGCGGAGGATGACAAGCGCCTTGCGGCAGTGAACAAGGCCGCGAAGGAACGCGAGAGACTGAGGGAAGAGGGACGCCAAAAGCAAAGGGCGGAGTTTATCGAACGGTTCCGCAATGGGGGATCATTCTACGGGTACGGCGGGAACTATGACGTGCCGACTATGCTCCGATTGGAAGGCGAAGAGGTAGTTACGTCTAGAGGTGCCAGAGTACCGGTGTCCCATGCCAAGCGGACGCTCACTTTTGTGCGAGAGGTAATGCAATCGGGAGAGGAATGGAAGTCTAATGGCCATACGTTCCACATCGGACCGTACAGTCTGGACAAGATCGAAGCGAATGGGACCGTGTATGCAGGATGTCACGTGATCCCCTGGGAAGAGATAGAGAGACTGGCACCGGAACTAGAAGCAATACAGAGTTAATGGGAATCCCCTCCGTCTGCTCTCCCGATCAGACGGAGGGTTAGGGCAAGGGACATCGTTGCGGCAGTCCTCGTAACCAGCGGCGGCGGGTACGCTGGCCCGAACACCCGCCAGTACATCGGGACAAAGGAGAACAGAATGAGCACCGATAGAAAGCCCACCCAGAACGTGACCCTAACAGAATTGCAACTAGCGGACATTGCCACGATCACCGGCCAGATAGACCGTCTGGGCAAGAGTCTGGTCGAAGCCATGACCCAACGGGATGAGTTGGTATCTGCGCTGGAGCGGATTCGCAACAAGATCGACATAGCCAATATCCGGCGTGACGGCAAGTGGGCTATACAGACGCTCGACGCGATAGACGAGATCGCACAACGGGCGCTTGCGGGACAAGCAGGGAGGGAAGTTACGAGGGCCGAAGGCCCGAGTAACTGAGTGGAGGGAATAGCATTGCCAGTGCTAAGCCTTAGCTTAGCACCAAAAGGATGGAATTGTCAAATGGAACTGACAGACGCGGACGTGCTGTACATTCGGGATGCCTCGCTGGACGACTTGAGAGAGGAGCTGGAATACGCCAATCCAACCGACACAGAGTACCGCAAGGCACTCGCTGCGGAGATACTCAGACGCACCGCCAAGGCACCAGAAGGAGAAGCGCAATGACTCACGAAGAGATCGGCGAATTGCAGCACAAAGCAGGCCGGAGCCGTAGCCCGATGGTTAGGTGTTGGGAAGACCAAGACCCGGCCACTCGGGTAGCCATCTGGATAGCGGCAGTGGGAGCGTTGGTTGTCGTAATGGGGTTGTGCTGGATGTTCTAAACGCCTCTCAGATACCCTCTAGAACGCAATAGGAGACGATTTGCGCAACTTTGGTCCCGAAAGGGCAAAATACCTTGTACCTGACTTTTACACAGTTAGTACTACAATCGTAGTATAAGATCGTAAAAATTCATGTTGACAGTCCGTGTTAACAGGACTAAAACGCATGGGTCATGTCAAAGAAACCCACAAACAAACAGACTGGCAAGCAGTATGTCGGCATCATTGAAGCGGCACACATCCTGGGCACTTGGCCGAGCTACATTCACACTCTCATGCGTATGAGCAAACTGCGCGGTGCCAAGATCGACGGCAAATGGAAGCTCGACTTCAATGAAGTGAAGGCCTACGCGGAGCGCTTGCATGAGAAACGGCTATCGCGGTCCGACGTGCTGGGTGGCGATGGGGACGCCGCTTGATCTCCTATAAAGAAGGAGTAAACCCTGATTTCAGCAGATTTGATGAAATACTGTATTACAGCCGAAATACAGTAATACAGTATGACACGTAATACAAAGAGGGTTAAATGCCACAATCTAAAGCACCTAAACCGACATTACTCGTAAAGGCGCCTGACACAAAGTACGTCGTACCTGATGAAGACCACGAGATAATGATCAGTTGTCGTATCAGCAAGAGGGTGCTTCGGTTGGTGGAATTGAGCGTTGACGAGGCTAAAAAAAGACTGCCGCTCAAGACCAAAACGGACTATTACCGCTGGTCGATTGAACACGGTTTGAAGGTTATGATCCCCGATCTGAAGAACGACAGAATTTCGGCTTTTCACGAGCAACTGGAGAACCATCGGGAGTTGCTGCGGGAACAGAACCTGCGACGCCAGGTGCTAGGACAAATGGACGACATCCGTAAGGAAGTTGCCTTGCTGGAATCATTGAACGCTCAGAGCGAGATTCCTAAATTCCTTCGCAAAGAGTACCGAAGCATTATGGCCTACCCAGTGACTTTCTGGACCAACCGAGTGAGGGAGCAATTTGAAACCGAGTACAAGGACAGAATCAAGCGGGACAGGATCAGTGTGGGACCGAGCGATGCCGAAGACGAAGAAGAATGAAATGCCGGAATGGTTGCGGCGGGACTTGCAACGGTGGGAACACTGGGGACCAGTGCATGAATTCCGTGCGGATATGGCTCGTTCCAATGCGGTTTCGGCTGGAGTAACTATACTCAACTACATGGAGGCTATGGTTGGCTATAGTGGGAATTGGCTGACTTTTTGCGCGATGACTGACGTACTGAACGTGCTTCCAAAAGACCTGAAGATTGCGATTGAACTGCGTTTCGGTGAATGCTTCATCAGAGTCTTGGAGAAAGGACTGAAAGTGAAAGCCCAAAGCGAGATCCAAATACCCTGTGATGTCTGTGGCCAGTTGGTACGTCTGTGGTCGGACGGAACCATAGTGGATCACCGGAACAAGCGGACCCACCACCGATGTAAGGGAAGCGGGACCGAACGACATGCTGCGAAGGTAGAGCCAACACCACCCGTTACAGGTGATCCTACTTGCGCCTCTTGTGGGATGACCATGCGGAAAGAAGGTCAAGTGTGGGTTTGCGATAATTGCGGAGATACCAGTGTGCCGGATTCACTGCGAGGTACGGTTGCCAGTTAGTTCTATCGGGATACTGCCGGAACCCTCCGCTCTTGGCCTGCCTGAGCGTTTCTCCGACTGGAGGCCAGGGCAGGAAGATGCCGCTTTGCGTGCGGTCGAAAGTACCAAGCGATTCGTCGTGCTGGCACTTCCTACGGGCTCTGGCAAGAGTCTGGCGTACCTGGCAGCGGCGCAACTGTCCGGGGAGCGGACTGCGTTCCTAACGAGTACGAAGGGACTACAAAACCAACTGTGTCTGGCACCGGAAACCAAAGTTCTTACGTCTACATTTCGCTGGATTCCCATAGGTGATCTGAAGTGCGGTGACGTTGTTATGGGTTTTGATGAATACCTTGCACCGACCAGACGTTACTGGAAACCTTCAAGGGTTTTGTCTGTGCGTTGGTCGAAGCGTCCGGCCTATGTTTTATTTCTGGAAGATGGAACAACGGTAACAGCGACAGCGGATCACCAATGGCTTTGTCGAAGTTGGGGCGGTCAGTCTCCGTGGATTACAACCAGCAATCTCAGAGTGGAAGGAAAATATGCTTCGCACCTCTCCAAAATAGTAGATGTTTGGGAGACCGATCAAAGTTATCAAGCAGGATACCTTGCTGCCGCATTCGATGGCGAAGGTCATTTGACGCAGCGTCGCTATAGAAAAGGTGACGGACGTGATAATGGTGTTTCAGTAGGATTGTTCTTCTCTCAAGTGAAAAACGAGATGCTTGAGCGTGTTAAGGAATATCTCTACCTGAAGAAATTCCGATTCAGTAAGCATCTTCAAACAAGAACAAATCCGAAACATCGCAATTGCGAAATCATTGAAGTTGGTCATCGTAGAGACATCATTCGTTTCCTTGGTCAAATTAGACCTGTGCGTCTTCTTGGTAAGGTCAAGTTGGACTTGTTCGGCATGATCGGACCAGTCCGTAGAGTTAAGGTAATAGGCCGAGAATATATTGGCACGTGCGACATGGTTGACATCTCTACTACGAGCAAGACTTTTGTTGCCGAAGGTTTCGCTACACACAACTGTAGTGACTTCCAATCGAGCGGTCTATTAGACATCCGGGGACAGAACAACTACCCCTGCCTTTATCACAATGGGACTGAGCCGCGCAGAGCGGGTGAACATGCAAGATTAGGCGGCAACCAGTCAGCAGAACACGGCCATACGCGAGGACATGCCTCACCAGCGTTTCCCTCGGCTGAGATGCCGACAGTCCCTACCCTTTCTTGTGACGAAGGACCGTGCCATGGGGGAGTCAGATGCGAGTTGAAGGAGAGCGGTTGCGTCTACTTCGACCGAGTTAGGTTGGCTCGCCAAGTCACTCTGGTTTCTACCAACTACTCCTATTGGATGCACCAAATGGAAAACGGCGGAGGTCTCGGTCCGTTCTCTATGTTGGTGTTGGATGAGGCTCACGATGCCCTGGATCAGCTTTCAAATTATCTGGCAGTCGAGCTGTTCCCCTCCGATCTGGATATTCTTGGTGAGGATAGATTCCCCGAACACAATGCATTCGAGCCTTGGAAAGTTTGTTCACGAGTTTGGCTGGACCGTGCCCGGTCGCAACGAGAGTCCCTCGAAGCGGCTGTAAAGGCCGGTTTGGCTGACGGTGATAGTCGGCGGGCCGTGCATCAAGCGAAGCATCTCAAGAAACTTGAGCGGAAACTGGCGCAGTTGTCTTCCGCTCAGGGAGACTGGGTCTTCCAGGTGACGCGGCGAGGACCCAGTGGGAGCCTAGTAGCCCGCTTTGACCCGGTGTGGCCTGCCGACTATGCCGAAAGGAGACTGTTCTGTGGGATTAAGAGGGTCGTTCTTACCTCCGCCACGATTCGTCCGAAGACTCTTGAACTTCTGGGTATTGGTCATGGCGATGTGGACTTTCAGGAGTACCCTTCCAGCTTTCCAGTGGGTAGGCGTCCTGTCTATTTTGTCCCTAGTGTACGCATGGACAAGCGAGCGACGCCCGGACACATGCGAGCCTGGATATCGAAGATCGACGCTATCATTAGGCCCAGACTCAAAGGGAAGGGAATTATCCACGCTGTTTCCTATCAAAGAGCGCAGTGGATCGCCAGAAACTCCGAGTTCGCCGGACACATGTTTGTCCATAACACAGGAACAGCACGAGAGACGATTGCGAAGTTTAAGGAGGCGGTCCCACCGGCAATTCTAGTTAGTCCCAGTGTCTCAACGGGATTTGACTTCCCTGATGATGAGTGTCGCTGGCAGATCCTATGCAAAGTCCCGTTCCCTGACACTCGCGACTTAGTCACCAAAGCTCGCAGTGACCGGGATAGAGACTATCCTATGTACCAAGCGATGCAAGAGATCGTTCAGATGGCGGGGAGAAGTACCAGGAGCGAGGACGACTGGTCGGAGGTACTGATAGTAGACGACCACTTTGAATGGTTCTGGCCTAAGTTCAAGAAGTTCGCTCCGAAGTGGTTTGCAGAAGCAGTCGAGTTGTGTAAGGTCATACCCAAACCCTTAGAGAAGTAAAATTCAAAACAAAAAAGGAGCAACACCAATGCCACTTGGCAAGCCTAGTGTAGTGAAAGGGAAGTCGGGCCAGGGATCAAAGGACCGCAAGCCGATCAGCGTTGCACCGTCAGACGCAGTCTCAGGCGGCGGGGCACCGGACAACGTGGACACCACCATTATGGAGATGACCGCGACCACGTGGGACTATAACGGCAGTCAGGAACCAAGCGCGTTCCTTCTGGTTAAACTGAAGGACGACGATGAGACCGAACACGAACAGTATTACTCCGCTGGCGATCTGAGTAAGATCGTTCCGTCTGACGACGGAGCGTGCTTCTACCCGGCAGAGGGGAGCAGTGTAACTGGACTGAATAACAACTGCAATGCCTACTTGTTTCTCGGCGCACTTGTGGATCAGGGTTTCCCGGAAGACAAGCTGCGGGATGAAGGGTTCCAGACTGCGGTGGGACTCCGGGGGCATATGAATGCGATTGCACCGAAGAAGAAGAGGGAGGGACTGGAGGGAGGGAACAAACCCATTGGGGTGTTCACCAAGATCCACTCACTGCCGTGGGAGGGAACAAAGGGTAAGGGAAAAGCCCAACCTTCCACCACATCTCGTGGGGCTTCGACTCCCGCACGTGGAGCTTCGGAATCCTTAAACGGTTCGGGGAGTGAGCTGAACGATGAAGCAATCGAAGCCGTGGTTGCTGCATTGGCCAAGGCAGAAGGGCCGATAGAAGTCAAACGGCTGGGGATGGCTGCGTTCCAAGCCGCTCCCAAAGCCGCTCATAGGAAGGAGCTGATTAAGTACGTCGTCCAGAACGACTTCCTGGAACAAGACGGGTTGCCGTTCGCGGTGGACGGTGACATGGTGGTGATGACCGAATAGAAAAGGAGGAGCAATGAGTTGGAGTGCATCATTCGTAAAAGCCGTACCAAGAGCAGAAGCCTCTGTAGCGATAGATCAGTTGACTACAGGGGCACAAACCGAAGGACCGGCGATAGCTCAATGCGAATTGGCTAAGAAGGCGGCCAAAGAGATTCTCGCTGGCATTCCTGGTCCTTATGTGCAGGTCTCACTTAGCGGTCACGCGAACGGAGTCGGTTGGCAGAAGAAAGAAGGAATGGCCAACGACACCATCTACATCAGTGTGACACAAATAACGGAGGTTCCATAAACAAATGCGTCTAGTAGAGCGGTTCATTGACTTAGACCCGTTAGTCATGTCTCGTAGTCGTGTGGACCGCTCTACTGACAAACTGCACGTAAGCGAGGTCATTAGGTGGGTGGATAATAGAGTGATCCACAGGGGGCAACGTAAACCTTACGAAGACCTTTCTCCTAACGAGAAGAAGCGCATGGGGAACTACGTCAGTGTGGGTTATGCGTGGGAGGACTTACTAGCCCAGTCACTCGCGCCGGTCTTCGGTGGGGAGTACGTTCGTACTGGTGAGATTGAACTGGACGGGATAGTTGGCACCCCGGACGGACTGGAACTAACTGGACTGGCGATAGACGAGACTAAGGCCACTTGGAGATCCAGTCGCCGGAGCATCGAGACCGATTTCTGGTCGTGGTTCGTCCAGGTCAAGGCGTACTGCTGGATGTTGAAGCTCAACCGGGTGAGTCTGCGGGTGTTCTTTGTGAACGGTAATTATGCGGACAGCGGACCACAGGTGAAACAGTTCGACGTGGAGTTCACTGACAGAGAATTGCAAGACAACTGGCAGTTGATAATGTTCAATGCCCGCGCGATGGAGAAGGAACGTGCCAAAAGGTAAACTCGCTTATGATGCGACTAGTGTTCCGGTTACTCGTAGCCAAGACGAATTGAAGAAGTTGCTGATGAAGAACGGCGCATCCGGCATGGCTTTTGTGAGTCAGCCTCCGCTTGAAGGATTCCAGGCTCAAGTTGTAATCGAAGGTAAAACTTATACCATCAGAGTTCAGTGTGTAGCTCGCCAGATGAAACATGAGGACGACCAGAATCAGGAAGAACGCCGTATCTGGCGGGTGCTTTACTATCACATGAAAGCGGTATTTGAGTCTGCTAACTCCGGTTTGCTGGAATTTCGGGAGTTGATTCTACCTTACATTGTTACACGCCAGGGGAAGACTATAGCGGAGCATATACTGCCGCAGCTTGAATCGGCGGTACAAACTGATCCCGGCAAGTTATTACCTTCGGGAAAGGATTGAACGTGGCTCAGTCAAAGAAAAATGAATCGGGATTCATTAGAGCGGGAGTCCCACTGAAGCACCGGATGATCGCCTGTACCCAAGCGTTCCAAAAGACAGGAAAATCCAGACTGGCCCTCACCGGCCCACCCCCTATTGCAATCATCAATATCGACCAGGGGATTCATCGCGCCATCCAGGGCCGTGCTCGTGAGTTGGGCATGACCGCTCAGACCTTCCAGGAATCCATCGAACTCTACATCGCGGACTATCGCCAGCAGTTCACTAACCTCCGCAACGGGAACAGCGCCCAGAACGTGATGAAAGCAGCTGAAGAACAACTGGACAGAATGCGAGACGATTACATCGAAGCATTGCGCGACGCTCACACTGTCATGGTAGACGGCGGAGGGGAGCTATACGAGACCGTACGACTGGCCTGCTTCGGTAAGACTGAGAAGGTGATGGGGAGGGAGTACGGTCCGGTCAACCGTGAGATGAAGCTGTGGCTGGACTTGGGTCGTGCTAGTGACGCCAACGTCTTGTTCACCCACCGCCTCCGCGACCAGTACGTCAACGACAAGAAGACAGGCGGGAGCGAGATGGAAGGCTGGAAGAAGATGGTCTATGAATGTGACATCGTGCTCCAGCACTGGAAGGACGATAAGGAACCATTCCCCGACCGTTTCCATTGCACTATTTTGGAGTCTGGTATGAACCCGGAAGCAGAGGGTGAGGACTTCGCCGGTCCTCTAGTGGACTTTGCCAACATAGCTCAGCTCGTCTTTCCTGAGAGCGAGGAAAGGGACTGGCGTTAAGGCAACCGTTCTGTCAGGTGTACGAACAGAGTATGAGACCGAAACGAATAACCAAGCGCAAAACCAATGGGACTCACCTTCACGTGAACAGCGGCGGTGGTCACTACCCTCGTATCTCTGCCGGTCCTTGTCGTGGCAAGTACGTTCACCGCATAGTTGCAGAAGCCCTGTTGCGCCGCAGACTCAAGCCCAACGAGACGGTAGACCATAAGAATCAGAACACACTGGACCCGGACCCTACTAATCTGCAAGTGGTCAGTTGGGCTGACCATGCCAAGATCACTGCCAGAAGGAGAGACCGACGATTGGACTTAGCTGGGTTCGAGCGGGGAGTGGACTATAACGTAGTGCTGGACGGCGGGGAAGTGATGGAGATGGAACCCGGAAGTGAATGAGTACATTACATTGGCGGTCATAGCGGTGTTCGCTGTCCTACTGTTCTTAGGAACAATCTGGTGGACTAAGCGTGATTAAGTTAGACAATCGTATCGGTAGTGGAGACCTTGGGCACTACTTCGATAAATGGCAAGTCCCATTCCAACTGTGCCGTCTGGATTACGGTGACTGCGCCATAAAGGGCAACGGTCCCAACGGCAGTACTATGGAGGTGGGAGTTGAGATCAAAAAGATCAGGGACGCCCTCAATTCTATTTGCGATGGAAGATTTGCTGGTCATCAGTTGCCCGGATTGATCGAGAATTACAACCGTATCTGGTTGGTAGTCGAGGGTCAATTCTCCTGTGACTACAGCAGTGGCTTGCTAATGTACCGAAGAGGCAAGAAAATGGAACCGCTATCAGTAGGTACTCGCCAGTTCATGTTTAGAGACGTTGATGCTTGGTTAACCACTATGGAGGTAAAGGGTGGTGTACATGTCCGTCGCACCCTGTCCAGATTGGAGACCGCCAGATTTATAGCAGACCTACACCACTGGTTCACTTCCAAAACTTATGAAGAGCACAGATCGCACCTGGCTTTCAATGAACCGGACTTCGACACAGAGATTCTGTTCAAACCAAACGGAGTCCAGTCCATGGCCAAAGAGTTACCTGGAGTGGGTTGGACTAAGAGTAAGGCTGTAGCCAAGCACTTCAAATGTCCAGGTGAGATGCTTGCTGCTGATGAGATTGAATGGGCTAGTATAGAAGGAATTGGAAAGCTTACCGCTAAGAAGATAGTAGATTATATATGGCTGCCAAAGCGATAACGTGTAAAAACTGTAGTTCTATCACATCTAACAACGTCTTCTGCTCTCGTGGATGTTACTCGTCTTGGAGGTCTGTTACACCGGAACAAACGAGAAAGAGAAAAAGAGAGTATTGGAACCGCTGGAGTAGAACCACCGGGAGAGAATCGGTAAATGAAACGGCAAGGAATAGGGCAAGAGAGATACGAAGTTATTTGATTGCCGTAAAGGAAACTACTCCGTGTGCAGACTGTGGACTCAGTTTTCCTCATTACGTGATGCAATTCGATCATGTAGGTATGAAGAAAGATACTGTATCCAGACTAGTTACTAGAGGCTGGGGAGCTGTTCAAAGAGAATTGGAGAAATGTGAGGCTGTTTGTGCCAACTGTCATTGTATACGAACCTGGGAACGGAGAATTAACCGTAAGGCTGTTAAGTCGTGAGTCTCTCGGCTCTCTGTGACGATTCTCTCTGGCCAAACGGTGGTGGTTTTCACGAAGGTAATGCGAGCGAGAACCTTCACTGCTCCGGTCGGATTCATTCCCGTCACAAAGAAAAGATTGAATACTGCACTTGTGAGTGTCATCCGAAGAAGAGGTACAAACCTAAGTGGCTTGCAATGCTAGATGTTCCCGATGTGGAGTTGTACTGAGATCGGTCAGTGTGGATACCGCGTTGCGGTGGTTGTCCGACTGGGCTAAGAATCACAACTGCTGGCGTCCGGTGACCGATCCAATAGACTGTTTCTGGTGTGGGAGGATATTCGATAATGGCAACTTCAAAGCGCTTGGGGAACACGTCCAAAGAGAATGCAAGGGCAGAGGTAAACTTACTGATGGACAATGAGACTTTCTCTACCTGGGCAGAATGGGCTTCGCTCGTAAACACCTTTGTAGACCTCAGTGGAATGGGGGAAGGATCTGCTAACCCAGTAGGGACAGTGACTGTGGAAGAACGCGACGGGGTGTTTACTATGAAGATGGAGATGAGCGGGCCGTTCTGAAACATAGTTTCAGAAAACAGTTGACAAGGTATGTTACGATGTGTTTATACTCCTGTCCATGATACGGGACATCAAAAAAGTACGGCAAACCAGCGGTAATCCAGAGTATCCGGTAGTCTCTGTCACTTTGACCAAGGCAATTCGTGAGGAATCCGGGATAAGGACGGGAGACCGTGTGCTATTGGAAGCTACTGGTGGTCGGATTGTAATTACCAAGGAGAAAACAAAATGACCGCGAAACAGACCGAACAGCTGCGTGAGGCAACAGCACAAGAGTCTTTGGGAGTCGTGCCATCGTATCGGGATATCAAACTGTCTCCCAGATTCGCTAGCGACGTATTGCAACGCCAATCCATCTCCGATCAGATTGATGAGTTGGAAGAGAAGAAGAAAGTCATCTCCGACCGGATATTCGAGGAGCTGGCTGCGACTGGACTAAAAGCCGTTCAGGTGGACGACTATAGACCCACTATAGTGGACTCCAATCGGAGGTCGATCTCTGCCGAGAGGCTACTGGAGCTGGGAGTCCCGGCCACCACCATAGAAGCGGCGACGGTTGTCAGTCACTCCGCCTATCTGCGAGTGTACGACACAGCCAAGGGGCGTACTCGTGGTCAAGAACAGCGTTCAGGAGTCGAATCTATCAGGAAAGGAGGTAAACACTAATGCCTAGAGGAACAGGGAGTCTGTATTCCGGTCTGGTAGCAAAGCGTCGGGAGTTGGAGCAGGCCATCGAGACCATTGACAATGCGATCCGACTAATCCATGGCAAGGGTGCCAAGGGTCAAGGGAGGTCGAAGCCTCGTGGTCCTATGAGCGAGGAGACCAAGGCCAAGCTCAGAGCGGCTCATGCCAAGCGCAAGAAGCAAGCCGAAGCACAATCCACACGGTCGCGTCAGCCTCACAAGGGACGCACTCCGGCCCGCACTCCAGTTCGCGCACCGTTGGGAGTCAGAACTAGACCCAGGCAACAGGAAGACGGGATGGAAGTGGAAGCTTAAAAACGGAAGCCTGAACGGTATCTTGCTCCGGTCGCCTGCCAGTGTGCGTGGTGAGTTGGGTGTGCCCAAGGACGACCGGAGCTATCCCACCAAGGAGAAACTAAGTGTCAGATCAAGCGCTCGCAGTCCTGTCGTTCGTAGGGTTCCTGTTCATCTCTCTGTGTACTGTGACAGGAGCTTTTATCTGGCTCCGATGGGGCCTTACTGGAGTAGCTGCGTTGTGGCGGTTCCGTCATATAATTGACTCTACAGTGAGAGAAGACTTTGATTCCGTTATCCAAACGCGAAACACAAGTAGTTAAGTTGCTATGCGACGGTAAGAACTATCGTGATATCGGACAATTGCTAGGGATCTCTCATCACACTGTGAGAGTGCATAAGCGCACGATATTTTTCAAGTTGCAGTTAAACTCGATTGCGCTTTTGGTGAGATGGTATCTGGGGGCGAAATGAGCGAAGCGACAGAAATAGTTCACTGGCCGGGGAGAGATGTCCCGTCTTGCGACAGACACGCGGCTCAATTGAAGTCCCTGGGTCAGACAATGGGGTTTACCGTATCTTCCACACCTTGGCCTGCCGGTGGAGTCTGCAAGAATTGCGAGAACGAGGCAAAGCGAGGCAAGCCATGACGCGAGACTTGGCTGACACCGTGAAAGCACGATGGCGCGTCGGGCGAACAATTCCGCTCAACGTATACGAAAATGACCGGCCTGTGTGTCAGTGCCATAACGAGCTTGACGCAAAGGCAATCGTTGACGCGATGAACGCAACAGGCGAAGGCATTCCCATAATCCACGGAGCCGCTGAACTCGCCGAGCACGACGCCAAGATCAGGCGGGAAGCCTACGACGAAGGCATTAATCATGGAATCGGCGAAGCAAGCAAAACGTGGGACGCCGAAGCCGCGAGAATCAGGCGGGAAGCTGTCGCGGAGTTGAAGCAAGCAATCCGGGTATGTGCTCAAGAGCGCGGGGCTGACAACGTGTACGCCTTCATAGACGAATACTTGCCCAAGTGGGCCAACGAAGCAGACGGAGGGAAAGGAGTGAGCGACTGGGCAGACAAGTGGGCAGTGGAATTTATGCTACGGCATTCGATTAAGTGGGCTGGCGATATTCCCGGTGCAGTTCAAGACATGGCCCTGCTTCTGCGTCGTGCAAATCTTCTCGGCTATCAGGAAGCGGAGAATGATTACAGAGAGTCGATGAGGGCCGCGCCCAAGCCCGAGGGAAAGGAATAGAGCGAAGGGTTGATGTCACAAACCCGCCGATTCTGTTTCATAAGGTTATCTGACTAGGTGATATTCAGTTCAGTCCACACCGCTTCCACCCCTGCTTGAAGATAAGTACTCTGGATCTCCTCCGTAGGAACTTCCGGCACTTCCATCAGCTCTAAGTGCGGTTCATCGTGAAAACTCTTCCCATCCCTCAGTCCACACGACGGTGCCAGGACTACTATCCTTTGCCACGACGCGGCGTTCTCATCCCAGTCGGGGTGATCGTCCGGGAGATCCATCGGGACTACGTCTACAGCCACACCCATTACGTGGTTGCTCTCAGTCCCCTTGGCATTAGTCACTATCCTGCCGATCACGTTACCGTCGTTATCTCGTCCTTCCTGCCACAGAGCATTCTGCTGGGCTACGGTCCTAATCCCTTGAGTGACTCTGATAGAGAAGTCCAACTGAGCCGCAAGAGAATGTACCCTCTTAGACAACTCTGGGTGTACCTCAACCAAGCGAGATTCCGATATAGCGTCCACTGCTATCTCCTAATGGGCAGCAATCCAACCACCCCACCAAAGTTCAACAGGACACACAGTAGCCCAGCGAAGAACATGATCCTGCCGATCTCTGCCACCTTCCCGTCCTTGGCCACCAGATAGATTACTAGTCCTAACAGCATTACTAGGGCCGCGACTGTGAGAACCATGGTCTCTCCCCTCCCTCTCCTCTTCTCCTATCTAATAAGGCGATCAATTATCCTTGAGACCGGAACACTTCCTCCGAGCATGAAAGCAATGGCAACATTGGCCAATTTGTCGGTGATGGTAGATGCTTCGATCAGTACCTTCTCCATGACCGCGATCATTAGCCGAGCGGACTTCTGCTCCTCTAAAGAGACTTCGGGGTCGTCAGCGCGTTGGAGTAACAGAGCTTTCAAATGTACGCGGTCGCTGGAGGTGATACGCAGCGCTATCAAATCCTCCAGCAGACCGTCCATCTCCGCGTACTTGGGATCGTCGTGGTGCAGTTCTTGGGCTACTTTGGACTGCACCTGAGCCCACAACGGGCTGACCTTAGTGTCTACAGTGGCAAAGCTGATCTCCAAACTGTTGATGCGTCGGCTTATGTTCAGGTACAACATCACCACCAGGGACGCTAGACCGGAGATCCCCGCCAATAGTAGCCCGATCAGGAGTTGGGTGTTAATCGTTCACCCGATCTATTTGATCTGGTTAATCACGACTCCCGTGGCCACCGGTGGCGGAGCTGCGATCAGTGGCACGTTCACGGTCATCACTAGCGGTGCCGGAGCCACACCACCTGCTGGAGTAGGCATCTGCACCGATACCGTCAGATTGTAGCTGGGCGGTGATCCTGCCGGAGCGCTGCCTTGCGTGTCCGTGGCAGGCACCGAGACTACTACCTGATCGAGTGCCCCGGCTTCGTTAACATCCGGTCCTGAGTCCGGCGCAATCGTAATCGCCGGGTCGTCCACTGTCCAGGAGTCCACTGTTCCTGCCGGGAATCCTGCCGCATCTGCCAAGCCGTTTAGAATCGCATCTGCTTCAAAAGTGCTGGAACCGCCTACTGGTGTACCTGTGATGGACATACTGCCTCCCTTTCCAATCTGTGAGATTTGAACTGCCGTTGGTAATTTCTTTTGCCCTTGAATTGCTGCTACGATTGCTTGGCCTTCCAAGACAGTCGTGTCTATCAACTGGTTTAGTAGGTCAACGATCTCTCGCAGCAATTTGTTCTGACTGTCTTCCATTCTGTCCTCTATTCTATCTTTCATCCTATCCTACCCTCTAACTGCTGTCAGTTCCTTTTAGGACACTACGACACTACACCCTGTAAATCAGATTGCAAGGTCGTAAGGTCCACTCCAGTGGGATCTAGATTACCAGAGGTAAGCCAGTCCCTGGATAGCAGGGCATGACTCTCATCGGTGTACTTCTCAAAGAACTCCCAAGTCATAAACTGTCTCATGCCCCAAGTGATGCACCACAACCCAGTAGGATTGTAGTCAGGGCACCACACTGCATGACCACCCGCTATCCCACCGTCGTCCGGCACCACTGTCCAATCCTGTCCCGCTGCGTTCTGATCCATGGCAGATTGAGGGACGTTGAACCCTATGTAACTCCCGCCAAATAGGAATATAGACTGCTTGACGTGCAGAACGCTGGCCGGATCTGGGTCGGCATAGGCGAGAATCTTGTCTCCCGAGATCCCAGATTGTCTCCAATCATTCAGCACATCCAGCTCCACTCCACCCTGGTCAGTAGACGGGTCTGCGGGGTTGTAGCTGCACCACTGTTCGTAAGCCAGTTCAATAGCCGAGTCGGGCAGAGTGACTCTGGCCAGATTGACATTCTTTCCCAAGTTGATCTTCCATGTCTGGATGGCGTGACCCACTGCGGCTATGGTGCAGTCACCCAAATTGTCGTTGAGCATCATGCCCCACGATCTGTAACCCTTCGACCAGTAGACTGCCTGTGGGGGAGTGGCTGGAGAGACGTACTTCTTCATCTTGAGCGTGCGGTCGTCCAGACGTGGGGGGAGCTTACCTAGCTTGCGATTGCGTTGGTAGAGACGTTCGCGTTCAAATGACATTAGGGTCTCCTCAGCATTGGATCGGACTGGGACTCCAACCACTCCACGTATTTAGCTCGTTGCTCATCGTGCAGTTCCGCGTGACGGCAGTGACCGGGGAAGAAGAAGCCCAGCACACCGGAGAGCACCTTGCCCCATAGCTTCCCGGCGTAAGCAGCTCGTCCTGCCCGAGCACTGATAGTCTCCCCTTCAACGCCGCCAAGGACTACGTTGACGAAGCAGTCGAACCCTATGGCAACGTCCATCAAGTATGAACGCATTACGCTATGCACTTCTGGTACCCAAACACCGACAGCATCCACCTGAGCACTCTATTAGGTGGCGGACGGAGTACCCAACACGGGTGCGGCTGGGGGTACCACCGCAAGCTCAAGATTTGAAGGCACCGACTGAGCGCCGTTCAGGAGCGATACCACGAAGTAGCAATAGTTCCCCGGAGGCAATGGCGGCAAAGGGAATCCCGAGTCAGTGTAGGTCAGCACAGCCAGCGGAACAGCGCCGGAGATCAGCACGAATCCGGTTGCACCTGCCACCGTTGTGGGCGGCACTGCTGGACAGGCTCCGTTCAAGCGATAGACTTGGTATCCCAAGGTGGGATTAGCCGCCGCATCGGTAGAGGCTACCCAGAATAGAACCACGTTGTGCGCGGGTGTTAGAGTGACCTTGACCTGAGCCCGCGCTGGACACGCTGCCAGGAGAACTACGGCTATGAATATAAGCAGCTTGGCTTTCATTCGATCTCCTTCACCACTTTTCTGGCCGTCTTGA